AACGTGTTCATTAACAGTCGGTGCTCCATCATATTGAAATTTGAAAGGCTTTCCGTCTCCGTACATTTCTCTAATTTTTGGGTCTTCCTTTGACAAGTCTAAAGCGTCTACTAGAGAGCTTGACGTTAAAACGCCAAATGCTTCTTCTGTAAACGTATCAACATTAACAGCCTGATCTATTGTTTTATTTAAATTCGCAAAACCACTTAGTAAGTCCTTGCGGTTTTTGAATCTTTCTACTTCCATATTAAGCTTGAGGTCTTTCATCATTTCCCCATTAGGCTTAAACGGTTTGTGAGTATCCCCTAAGTAACCTGCTCCTCCAGCCTCTGACCAAGGCATATGCTGGGTAGGCTCAGCTAACCCTACCGCAACTGGTACGGCAGGGTCAACAGGGCCAAGTATCTTAGAGGCACACGCTCCGATGGCAGGATAGCTAGTGCCTGAAATCATATCCTTACGACTCCAGCCAGTGACACATTGGTAGCCATCATGTGAGCCATCAGATCCTACTACGGAACGTATAGCTGTAAATTTATCAAACATGGATGCTATCTGTGGAAAGCACTCACCGACGTATACTCCCGCCACATTGGTCGAGATCGGCTTGAACGGCCCACGAATTTCCGAAGGCGCTTCTGTTTTTATATCCCACATGTCTTGATGTGGAGGGCCACCACCCAAAAATATATTAATAACAGCTTTATGAGATGTACCACCCTGCTTTTGGGCGCAGATCACCTGCGGCATTGAAAGGAGACCGAGACCCCCTACAGACAAAAAACTTCTACGTGATAAATTAAGCATACTGCACCTCTAATTAACTAATACAGTTGGGACACTTACATATTTCGATATCGCAGATGCAGTCAGCCTCTACGCAAGGACATTCGTTTTCACAAATACCGCAAGCCACAGGCTGTCCGTCCATACAACCAACTGTCATCAGGATACCAAAAACAAAAATAAAACTAAGTAACGTTTTCATCTAGATCACCTCCTTACCATTTTCTACAAGACCAGTATCGCGCCTTCCAGCGAGGGCCGGGAGTAGCACACTTATGTCTTGCTCTAAAACTTTTGCGACGTTTTGGATTATCCTTTTTAATTTCCATATTAGGATCTCCAAAGTTAACTTTAACAACATTTCCTTTATCGTTCTTTACATATACAGAAAACTTCTTTGGCCCATCAGGAGTTCTGAATGGCTTGCCAAGTTTAACTTTTCTGCCTTGATATTCTGCTGCCTTCCCCTTGTACACAAGGGTCACGCCATCTTTTTTATAAACTCCTTTTCTGGCATACTCGAACACTTGGCCAGTCTTTGGGTTTTCATATTGATAAGATGACTTTGATTTCTTTTTTGGTTTCTGTGCCTTTTTCCAAGAATCTGGATCTGGTCTGTCAGGATCACCCTTCTTGGCTGGCTTATAGTCGTCGCCCTCTCGCTCTTTCTTCTTGCGAATGTTCTCCCAAAGTCCGGGCTTAGCCTCCGACACGTCCCATTCTTCTATTTCAGATTCTTCATAGTAGACTTCTTCGGCGGAGACGTAATCATCTTCTGAAGGTATATGGAAGTTGGATTCGTTTATTTCTTCCTCTGACCCATATGTGTCAAAGTAATATTTTTCATCTGCTTCTGTGATGTAATCTTTAGACATCTTAAACCCCTAAACTATTAAATCTTGTATAACTTTGCCCCGTCTACTATTTCTATAGGTCTATCTCCGGGAGCCATTAATTCTTTGTCAGCGACTATGCCAATTCTGTTGTATATTGTTGCCGCCCAGTCTTCTACAGTTAGGGCGTTTTCTTCTGGTTCACTTGCTGTAGCGTTTGAAGAGCCGTAAATAGTACCCTTTTGTATACCACCCCCAGCCATAACAACACTAAAAACTTTCGGCCAGTGGTCACGACCAGCGTTTGCGTTGATTTTTGGTGTGCGACCAAACTCAGATGCTAGACAGACTAAGGTAGAGTCTAACAAACCTCTTTGATCCAAGTCTTCTATTAATGCTGCGAAGCCTTGATCTAACGCTGGTACTTGCCTACGGATACCATTTTCTATATTATCATGCATATCCCACCCGCCATACGTCAGTGTGACGAATCTTGTGCCAGCTTCTACTAGTCTTCTAGCCAGAAGCATCCTAGCCCCTGCGGTATTTCTTCCGTACCTGTCTCTCGTAGTCGCATCTTCTTTGTTAATGTCAAATGCGTCTCTGGCTTTTTCACTACTAATCAAGCTATAAGCACGGTCATAGAAGGAGTCTACTGCGTCTAAAGAATCTGACTTTTCCTTGTTTGCGAAATAGTCATTTACAGTAGTTAACATTTTGCGCCTACTTCCAAACCTGTTATCATTAACGCCGTTAGGCAACTTGAGATCACGCACTTGAAAGCCGTCGCTAGCTGGGTCAGCGCCCAAACTAAAACCAGAAAACGAACTGCTTAAATATCCAGTACCTGCAAATTCATTTGGTTGGTTTGGGATACAGACATATGGAGGAAGGTTTTGGCGAGGGCCAAACTCGTGAGAAACGACTGACCCCATTGATGGGTATTGAAGGGCTGGGCTAGGTCTATAGCCAGTAAACATATTATGTGTGCCTCGTTCATGAGCTGCTTCTCCATGTGTCATGCTGCGAATGATTGTCATCTTATCTGTGACTTTAGCGGTCTTGGAAAGCATCTCATTTAGCCTAATCCCCGGAACTACAGTCTCAATGCTAGACATTGGCCCTCTGTATTCTAAGGGGGCAAATGGCTTTGGATCAAAGGTTTCTTGATGAGCCATTCCTCCCGGAAGGTATATGAAGATCACACTCTTAGCTGGGCCTTCTACGCTTTCGTAGAATTTTTGGTCTCCCTGTGCTTCCTGCATACGAAAGTAATCAGAAAGAGAAATTCCCAATCCTCCTAAAAATCCTACTTGCAAAAATGATCTTCGTCCTACGCTATTTCCTTTACATCTCATTATAATATAACCTTTGCTTCGCCTTCCAATAAATATCTTGGTCTTCCTCCGTTGTCAACACGTTGAATTCCATGATCTATTCCAAAATGATTAAACAATGTTGCTTGCAAGTCTAGTGGCCCAACTGGATTTTCAATCGGACTATAGGATCTGTCTGACGCTCCAATGGTTCTGCCGGACTGGTATTCTCCACCAGCCATCATCATTGGAGTAATTGACGGCCAGTGGTCTCTGCCGGAATTAGCATTTATTTTAGTTCTGCCAAACTCACCAGTAACAACTAGCAAAACCTTGTCATTTAAACCACGATCCCAAATATCTTGTAAGAATCCTGATATTGCCTTGTCGATAGGAGCTACTCTTCCTTTGAGTGCTTTTGAGATGTTGCTGTGCATATCCCAGCCGCCGTAGTGTAGGGTAATAAACTTTGTTCCATGCTCCACAAGACGGCGTGCAAGCATGAGTTGCTCTCCGATATCGTTTGCTTTTTCAGATCCGTACATCGCTTTGGTTTCTTCTGTTTCTTGACCTGTAGCAAAAGCGTCTTTAGCTGATCCAAGAATAACATCATAGGCTTGTCCTTTATAAAAATCAACAGAGCCAGCGCTTTGTCCTGCTAATCTTGCTGCGTCGAGTCCTTTGAGTAGTTCTTTTCTTGTTGAGAATCTATTGAGCTCAACCCTTGGTGTGAGATTGTCTTTATTGGATGGATCAAATGGCTTAAATGCTCCACCCAACCAAGCACCTTCATCACCCTCGATTTTACCTTGCTTAACATACGTTGGAACTCCATTGTCTGGGTGATTAGCTCCGTAGACCGCAGAGACTATAGAACCAAAGGAGGGGTATTTTGCGATGGATGTGGTAGTTCTTTCTGGATTATAATGTCCAGTCATCATAAAATGTGTGCCCTGCCTATGGGAAGAGTCTTTGTGGCTAAAAGAGTTTACCACATTAAGTTTGCTTGTGTGTTTCGCTAGTTCTGACCAGTCTGCACCTAGAGTTATGTTAGTATTAGAATCGTGAATAGCGCCGTTGACTGGCTGCCATTCTGTAGGAACAGTGTCATTAGGGGCATGAAAGGTTTCAAATTGCGTTGGGCCGCCGCCAAGCCAGACCCACACGACAGACTTGTTCTTATAAGCCTCAGACTGCTGAGCAAAGGCGTAGTCTGAAAAGCCAGCTACGCTCATTCCAGCACCAATACTACCAATTCTTAAAAAATCTCTACGATCAAAAATAAAGTCTATCATGAAAACTCCTAACCCGGCGCGTTATAATAACCTACGCTAAAACCTTCTTTAGTGCAGCTCTTCACCGTTTCTCTAATGCCATGTTCTTTAAGGTGCTCCTCTATAAATATACACATATTTTTGTCAGTGCCCGGCCAATTATTTTTGTAGAAGTGGCATAGTTTATTGCACTTCCAGTGATTCCTAGTGTAGGACATTGGTTTTGGAGCGTGATTATTCATTATCTCTTTGAATCTAACCTCTAGCATTTTTATGAATTTCTTTCTATCCTCAGCGTCAAAGCACATAGAGAAAGGCCCGCCGTCACGAATATAAAAGATTGTCATTATAGATTGGTCGTATTCTGGAAAAAGTTTTGATATTGCATAATTATATAGTAATAATTGGGGGTCTGAACATAACTTTTCGTATGTCTTTTCTTCCCCCGTTGCCCAGTCTTTCCTTTGTCCTGTCTTCCAGTCAACTACCTCTATGATGCCGTCTCCAACCTCAGTTACCAAGTCTATGGTTCCTTTGATTGCCAGTCTTCCTTTAAGTGTTTCTCCGTTAGGTAGGTTGTATTCATACTCAGCCCAGTCTTCCTCAATCTCAATATCAAAATGGGGTTCAGCGGCGACTATCTTTCTCTTTCTAGGATCAAACTCTCCATCGTTATAATTTAAAGCCTGCCAAGTCAACTTGTCACAGAACTTGTAGTCAGCTTTTGTATACTTATGAGTGCAGCTATTGGTATACCAATCGTAGCTCTGCTTAAGTATATCGTTTACAAATTCGTCGCTCTTGAGTTTTTTTCTGTTAAATTTTATTTCGCCTAAAGCATCGTCTACTAACAACATCTTCTTCCCGTCCTGCTGTAGATGCTGGCAGCCACCTAAGACCTCCATTACCTTATGCACCACAGTTCCCAACTGGGCTTTTTTTCCTGATGTTGACTGATGCCCAAGATTATAGGTAATAAAATACTGCATCTCACAGTAATCATAATTATTATAACTTGAACTTCTTATATAGGTTACTAACATTATAACTCCAATGCTTTAATTGATTTTGACACTTCGTCTACGAACTCCTGAGTTCCTCCAGATGAATTGTCTATTATTAAGTCAAAATTGTCCCAATCATATTGGTCTCTATCAAGGGCACATTCACTACTATGTGCGTCTTCCTGAAACTGTCTTTCTAGCCTAATCACTTTGCCTCCAGCTTCTTTTATTGCGTTTACTTCATTTGGAAACCTTACATCTGGTATGATGGCTATTTGGCTGGCTTCTTGCCTTATTGTCCTAATCGCATGATTTACCCACACGTTTGTGTTCATTCTCCTCATTATGTCCGTACCAAAATATTGCAGCAATTCTCTGGCTGTCATTTTTTTACTCCTAATCTGTGTGTTGGGAGTAGGCAGGTCGCTCCAATAAACATTGGTCTCAGTATTCTTTTGCTTATCCGTTCCGTAGACCTGTCCAAACGATAGGTCAAAAAAGTTCATGCACAGTGTTTTCAATCCATCAGCAAAACTGTATACCTTAACGTATGGCCAAAGGTGAATCTCGGCGTACTGAACAAAGCTAGAATCTTTTCTGGTAACATCCAAGACTCCTTCTTCTCTACCTTCATCGACGACTGTCTCAATAACAAGCTCACCGTATTCGCTGATAGAGAAGTCTTCGATAGAGCCTATCTTCTTGAGAACTACACCGTTAATGAAGTTTGCCATAGTGTTTTTGCCAGACTGTTTTTTGCCTGAGATACCTATTATCTTCATGCTAATACGTCCCCTTGACTTGAGGTAATATGAATTCTATTATTTCTTTTGTTGTCATGTCCCCAATATCCTTCCTCTTCATTCGAGGAAAAAAGATTTTGAAAAGCCTGCTGAGATCTCTTTGTATCTGCATCTTAGATTCTCTACCTGCTTGGTCGTTATCTGTAAGTATGACCAGTTTTGTAATTCCGCTATTGACTATTTTTTCTCTCTGAATCCTGCTAATAGATTTGCCAAATATGCTAACGGAGTTCATAACGCCAGCCTCAAAGAGCCTCCACACATCACCCTGCCCTTCAGTGATAAACAAACAAGATTTTTCTTTACCTATATCTATTGCTCTATGGTAGTTGTAGATGTATCTACTTTTGTTAAAACCTTTTGAGAATAGAAACTTAGGATTGATAAAATCTTTTACCGACCTGCCGATATGTGAAACTATTTTCTCTCCACTGTAATCATGAATAGGTATGATTGCTCGATTGTACATGGACGAATCCTTCTCATAGCAATCGCTTACCATAAATTCGTTAAGCGTTTCCTCTTTAAATCCCCTGCCCATAAAATATTTTGACGCTGAATCAAACTTGCAAACCTCGTTGTACTCATTGTGTTTTGCGAACTTCTTCTTGTCTTCAAATATATTGACCATTCTTACAAAGTCGTTTGGTTTCTTCTCTTTTTTGACATCAATGCCCTTGTTGTCCAACTTAAGTAAGTCGCAGCACCACCTTAGAGCTTCGCTAAAGCTACACTCTGAACCATTTTTTACACTCAGCACAGCCATGATAAGCGATATTATATCTGTTCCGCAGTCTTCGTGGCAGTTTCTAGTCCAGCATCTCCAGATTTGCCTCTCCGTACACAACGACAAGGCTGTTGGATTATCACTACCCTCATGTATTGGGCAGCTTGAGTATATATTGGTTCCCTGAACCTCAAACTCCATATCTAAATTACTTAAAACAAGTTCTATATTGTCAAATAGGATATTCTTCAGTTTCTTCAAGTCCATCGTTCAACTCTCCTAAATCCTCGTCTGATATAAGTCCCGTGTCCCCAACTGGCTGTAGCCTAAATTCATTCCTAGTTCTTAATTCAACAAGCTTAGCATATTCGCCTAGCATATTCATGTTGATATAATCTCCGTCGTCTAATCCAGCCCCATGCCTTGAGACGATTGGCACTAACTTTCTATTACCCGCTTGTGGGCCGTCCTCAGCGAGCTCCTCTGGCGACTTAAGTTTAAAGATGGAGAATGACGTACAAAGCCAGATAAGTCTGTCAGAGCCACTCACAGCGTCTGTGGACTCCTTTGTTATACCATCTCTGTTTAACTGTACAAAAGACAAACAGGGAAAGTCGTACTTGACGCATAAATTGTGCAGGGCAGTAATTTGAAATCCTAAAGCTTGGTACTCTTGGATGTTATTTGTTATTGAGTTTGAAGACATTAACTTTAAATAGTCGTAGACAACAACACAATCATTTGTTTTTCCATTTTCGTCCATCTTGACTTCTTGCATAATCCATCTTTTAATTATGTTGAGTATCTGCTCGAATGGTTTTCCAGCAACACTTACATAACTGTATGGTATTGACTCTATGTGCTCAACGGCTTCGTATACCTTGTCGTGCTTTTCATCGTCGTCTACAAAAGAACCCGTCGCAACATCATTGATAGGAACATTGCTAAGGTTTGCTATTATTCTATTTAAGTGATCTTCCTTTGACATCTCAGTATCTAACACTAACACTGGAACTCCTTCAGACGCAGCGTTTAAGGCCACATTGTCAGCAAAAACACTCTTACCAACCTTTGGTCTAGCGGAAACTAAGTCAACACACTTTCTTCTGAGACCTCCTCCTATTGCGTGGTCGTACCTTGGAAAGCCAGTCGGTACGCCAATGATGTCGCACTTGTTCTCCTTTAAGAATTCAAGGTACTCAGAGGCACCTTCGCCTATCATTTCTGGCTTTTCCCCTCCGTCATCCTCCATTAGGAAATCCATTACAGGGGCTTCAAGCAGGGATACTATTTCATCTATTGACTCGCTGCCGTTAACTGAGTCTATATCTTTGTGAATCTTAGCGGTTATCTTTTTAATCTTCTTAGCAAACTCTAGCTTTTTAAGAGTTACCGCAAATGTTATCACGTTGTCCTTGTCAACGGGAAAGTTGAATAGTGAGTTTATATACTGCAACTCTTCGTCGTTGTTTACTGAGTCGGAAAACTTTAAGACTTCAGCGGCAGACAGGATGGAAGGTAAATCCACGTTCCTGTTATCTTCTATGACTCTCTTGACGCACTCAAACAATATTTTATTGTTAGCATGACCAAACGACTGATTGTCAATGAGGTCTGCAATCTCAATGTAAGAGTCTACCCCATACTGAAACAAACCAGCGAGGACAGCTCTTTCTGCGCCAACATCTGTTAAATTATCCATATTATTACCTAACGCAACTATCACATCTTACAAACTTGCCGCTAACCAAAGACGAGAGTATCTCAAACTGTTTGCCACAGACGTGACAGGTTAGCTGAATTTTTTTTGGAGCTGGTCTTTTTCTTTCGGCTCTCTCTACATCTGGAGTGGTTACATCCTTGTGCTCTCCTGTGTCACTCCAAGTGTTTTCTCCGCCCACTACAGCCCTTCTGGATTTCCCACCAACTGAAGGCTGTTTTGAGACAGTAAAGTCCTGTCTCACATTTGTTTCTGGCTCATCGGGCTCGGAAGCTTCAGCCTCCTTCATTTTATTCTCCAGCATTTTCTGGAGCTCTTCTATGCTCAAATCTTCTGGGTTCATAGTCTTTTACCTCTCTCTAAAAGAATGTCAGCCTGCCTCTTTATCTCCCATACTTTACCTTCTAATGACTGCAGTCTGGCAGAGGCTATCATTTGCATCTGATGCACTTTGGTAGCATAGCTGTTATCTCTAACTACAATTTGAATCTTGGTTTCATGTTTTGTATACTGGTCAAACTGATGAGTAATTAGCATACGTTGAATCTCGTTGTCGCACCAGTCAACTATAACTTTATTCTTATTTATCTCATCCTGAATGTAGGTTGCATAACCATAAAGCATATACGAAGCATCGAAAAGCTCTTGAGTGGTTAGCTTGGATAGGGATTCCCTATCTAGGCTAGCGAAGTAAACGTAGTCTTCGTAGAATTGAGAAAACTTTATATTAGATAGCTGTATGTAATCTTCTATGTTATCTAAATGCGCCTTAAGTCTCTCGTCAGCCTTTAATTGAATTTCTCCACTCATCATCATCCTCCGAATATTTCAATGCTATTAAATCAATACTATTAAGTTTGCACCATTCGATCTTATCCTCATCACGCGCTTTGGCTAGAAGAAAATCTCTCTTGGTGTTATGGAAGAAGGGGACGTGTTCATAATGTTGTCTCCCATGCACCTCAAATGCTTTCCGTATATTTGGAATAAAAAAATCTAAATACAATACGGATTTCTTATGCGCGGAGGTGCTGCCGGGAAGTTTTACTTCTTCCAATACTCTGTAACTGTGGTAAACTTCGTTTATCAAACGTCTAGCTCTAATGTGGTGCTTAGATCTTTTTCTTGAGTCACTAGCTCTCACATCGTACTTTGCAAGGTTTAGATTATACTCAATACCGTTTAAGCCTACTACTTTCAAAATAACTCCTTGATCTTTGAATATATAAATTCGCAAACCTTTGGGTTCTCGTTTAAAAACTCAGTGAGGTTGTTCACCCCCTGAAATTTAAAGAACCTCTCTCTGTCTTCTTCTTTTTCACCAACCTCGTTTTCCTTGAGTAATTTTGCAACTACTGGATCTTCAGGCTCGTCTACTGCGCATTGGATAGTATACCAAGCGCCAGCTGTTTTGATTATTCTAAACTCACAAGCTATTTGCACAACTTCTTGCACTTCATCTAGTCCAATACCATACCTAATCCAGCTTTCTGCTGTAGAGTTGGGGATGCCTCCAGCGTTTGAGGTTTTGATGTTCCAGTTGGCTATCTGTCCAACATGCGGCCCAGTTTGCGCAGGGACTTGCCATTTACCACGATGGGTGATAATCATGTTTGTTCCAGCTTGATACTGTAACATGTTACCACAGTCAGCCATTTTTAAAGGTGAGTATCTACTACCGCTGGTGTTTGCTATGTTATGAGTTATACAGATAATAATTGTCTTGTTTTTTGTTACTGATCCGCCAATCCTTTTGAAAAACATTGACAGCAATCTTGGCAAAGCGTTTCTTACGCCAGTTCTAACCTCACCCTGAAGTTCATCTCTGGGAACCATGTTTGACATGGAATCAACTATGATTAGGCACTCAGGCTCGTTGTTGATGTAAAACTCTATGATGTTCAGAAAGTCTTCTGCTGACAATATCCTATCGTCGGTAGATTCTACAATAAGTATTTTTTCTGGGTCTAAGCCTTTAATTCCCTCAAAGTTTTGCTTGGCAAGCCTACCTTCGGTATTTGCATATATGACTTTTTTGCCTAGCGTTTGGCACTTAGCTGCAAAGTGCAGCGCTGTAGTTGTCTTACCACTCTTGGGATCTCCAGTCATGACTACACAACTGCCCTCCCTTAAGCCGCCACCTAGCGCGATGTCTAGAGCCGGAGAAATTCCTATCACTTGCAAGTTATTGAGACTACTAAGAACCTCGCTGCCAGTTCTTACAACGTCCCCATAGTTAGAGACCACACTGCTGCTAACAACATCGTTTTCAAATTTATTTGTCTTCTTTTTTCTTGGCATCTAAATCCCTCAACATTTGTAAATTTTTCTTCTTACCGAAGGAAGACCGAGACCTAGTTTTGGCATCTTCCTTTACTTCAATAATAGTCATTTCAGCATCTTCTTGCTCAATAATTTTTTGATATTTAGCAAAGACTTGCTCTATTTTTGGATACCGAAGCGAATAAACCCTTTTTAACTCGGGTGAATTGATTGCACGCACCATAGCTCTAGTGTCATATTTTTTAGCATATCTGTTTGCTAGTATGACTTGGTGCTGATAGGTCTTCTTCCATTTGTCTGTGTTCCAGAACTTATATGCCTGAGTGCCTTTATTATCTTTCTCAGCCATTCTGGTACACATTACTTCTGCCATGTATTGAGCACATGTGCAGTACTCCCCCGTAGAGGGGGATTTGTATTTACTTTTTTCATTTCTTTCTTTTGCCATGATTATAAATTATAGCCTCTTCAAAACAATCTTCAATATTTTCTTCTGTTTTTCTTTCCTCGATGATCTCCGGTGTAAGCCACATAGACTTATATACAGTATCTCCGACAACTCTGCCGGTAGTATAGTAGTATTTTGTGTCTCCTCCCATTTGGCCCATCAGTGATCTAACTAGGTACACGCCATCAGCATTAGCTATATCGGCGTTTTCAACGTGTGACTTGAACTGAATAGACAATCCTTCTATGGATAGCTCAGAGTCTTCTATAGTATCTTTAAGCGTAAGCCATTTCTTGTGGTCTTTGAACCATAGCTTGCGACCATCCGATAAAGAAACTGTTATCCATATGCTTCTTCTGTCTTTGTTATATTCCTTAAGCCAGTCCTCACGGCTTGTTACAAACCCTTCCATATTTTATTCCTTATGAATTGTAGTGACGCAGCTAGGTCTAGTCCTTTTCTTGGTCGATCTCTTTTCGTCTGCCGTTTGAGATGCTCCTGCCGTCATAGTTACGATGCCATCTCTTCTTGCCATCTGAGATCCTGCAGTACCAAGAGTCTGCTTTTCCTTTGGAAACTCTGCCATAAATTTGTCAACAGCTTTTTTTACCGTCGCGATTGGACGGTCAAGCTCTTTCGCAATTTGCTTAGCCTCCAAATCTTGGCAATGCTCTTTCACATAAAACAACTCTGCTTTTCCTAATGGGCCCTTTTTAGTCATTGATAAAACTCCTCTGTGCTCTAGTCATATATAAACCATTTCTCGTTTTGAGAAATAACATATAGTAATCAAAGGTTTCCTTTGACACCTTTTTCATACTTGTTTCCAAATGTTTTTCCCTGTGGGAGAACTGACCTTGCGGATCGAATGGGACATTTTGATATGTCTTAATATGGTAGTATGACCTACCGTTTTGCGTCAGTTCTTCTGCGTAGACAGATTCCTTGTCATTTATTACCGGACTTCCATTTCTGTCGTACTTTGTCTTATGCGGCACTATTTTTTCGTCCAAGCTTTTTGTCACGTTAGGATCTAAATACTTCATTTTTTGCCCCTCATAATATAATTTGTTTTTTGTTCTGGTGACATTTTGTTTATTTGTTCTCTAGTGGCTGTGGCGTTCTTGCTATATATTGTCTCGGTCTTTTTGCGTCGGCTGTTGTTAGCCTTCTCTTCTACCTCAGACCTTTGGTAGTGACCTAGATTTTTTTTGTTCTTATCTGCTAGCGAACCAATCGTTGTGACGTTCTCTACAAAAGCTGCCCTACCTCCAAATATAACCCTTGAAAGAGAGTGTTCCCCACATTTATCACAAAGTGTTAAAGGCTCATCTTTTATAGATTGTAACACATCTTTAAGCTCGTGTCCACAACTTTTACAAATATAATCGTAATTAATCATAGTAATCTTCCTCTAGAGCCTCTAGCACTCTTCCAATTATTCCATTTCTCTGTATGTCTTCATAATAAAGCCTGCTAATACCGACTCCTTCTACACCTTCTAGTTTGTCAATGCACTCTAGTAGTCCGCTAAACTTTCTTATGTCCGTTTGTCTGATGTCTCCGTTTATTAAAACCTTTGAGTTCTCACCCATTCTCGTGATAAACATTTTGATCTGCTCTAAAGTACAGTTTTGGGCTTCGTCTAGTATCATGTACGCCTCATGGAATGTTGCGCCCCTCATTACTTCAAGTGGCTCATATCTAATCCTACCTTCATTAAATAGTTTGCCGTAGTAATCTCTGCCCAGAAAGTGTTTTAGATTCTCTTCCATTGGCAGCAGATAAGGTTTTATTTTTTCGTCTAGCTCGCCGGGAAGTGAGCCTATGTCTTTTCCCGCACACACTAGTGGTCGGGTGACTATAATTTCTTCTACTTCTTCCTTGTAAATATGATTTGCGGCTATGCCCGCAGCTATGTAGGACTTACCACTACCTGAAGGGCCCGTGCAAAAGACCACATCGTTATCAACAATGTCTCTTATGTACTCCTTCTGGTTCGGTGTTTTAGCTGTTATAGGTATAATCCTACGCCTATCATTCTTCTGTTGTTTACGGGATTTTTTTCTCATTTATAATCCTTTTTGATTATCTGCCAGTGCTACCAAAACCTCCTACGCTTCTATCCGTCTCTCCTAACTCTTGCACCTCGTTTAGCTCGTAGTGAGGTGCCTCCTGTATAATTAACTGTGCAATACGATCACCTTTCTTGATGTCATACGTTACCGCAGAAGTGTTATGCAAACACACCTTGACTTCTCCAGTGTAGCCGCAGTCAATAACGCCTGCGTGCCTGTGTATGCCTTTCACCCCTAGCGAAGATCTATCCCAGATTAAGCCTACGTAGCCTTTTGGAATTTCTATAGCTATGCCAGTGTTAATTAAAGCATTGTAGCCCTTTGGAATAGCTACGTCGTTTACGCTGTAAAGATCATACCCAGCGTCTGTAGTGTTAGACTTTGTTGGCGTATAGACGCCACCATATAATTTTTTAAAATTTATCTTGCGATCCATATTAGTTCCTTAAAGTTTCAATCCTCCGAAGTCCATATCCTCAAGATCGTTGGTACTTGCTCCAATCTTATAGGATGTGATTTCATGTTCCTGTGGTGCTACCTGAACGCCTTCGCTATTTATCCAAGGTTCTGTCCAGCCAGCGATTGGGTTTTTAAGACCAGAGTCGTATGGCAATTTGATTGCTTTCCTGCGAGTCATACAAAGCCAGTCTATATATTTGTGTAAAACTCTTTCGTTTAATCCTATAATAGACCCGTCCTTAAAGAGATAAGATGCCCATTTCTTTTCTTCAGATGCGGCACTTTCAAACATCTTAATAGCATCTTCTTCACATTCTTTAGCCGTCTGTACGAATCCTTCTGACTTTTCATCTCTTAAGATTTTAAGGATCTGCTGCGTGTTGTGCAGATGTATAGCCTCGTCTCTCTTGATTAGCTTTACAATATCTGCGTTGCCAACCATCTTTTTGTTTTCGGCAAACGCAAACGCGCAAATAAAGGAGACGTAAAAGCGAACAGCTTCTAATATATTAATACTGATTAGCGTTAGATAGATCTGTTTTTTAACGTCGTCAATCTTCTTACTGTTACTAAGTTTTTTTAGTTTGTCGTATTCTTTTACCGCCACATTAGCCCTAGCGACTATCTCTTTATCTGTGAGGCAGGAGTCTAGAACTTCGCTAGGATTTGGGTAAACATTCTTAATGATGTAAGTGTAGCTGTAGCTATGTATCTGCTCAAAAAATTGCCACACATTTAAACAGGCTTCTAACTCTGGATTAGATACATATTCCTGAATAGTCGGAACACCCCTGCATATAACAGAGTCCATCATAGTTTGGTACTTTAGATTAGAAGTAAATATGAACTTCTCGTTTTCAGACATAACAGAGTTGTCTTTGAAGTCGTTTCTGTCTTTCTTAAGCTCAATCTCCTCTGGCCTCCAGAAAAACTCAAGCTGCTTCTTATACAGGTCAAAGAATACTGGGTATTTAAATTTGTCATACCTCTGCAGGGACAAATCCTCACCTAAAAATAGAGGTTGCTTCAGAGTGTCAACATTCATTTTATTCAAAACGCTTTTCATTATATTGCGCAGGCTCCACCTTCACATACTGGTTCTTGTTCTAGTTTACCATCTCCGTCAGGCGTGTTACAATAATACAAGTTTTTTACGCCGTATTTGTAGGAGATAACGTTATCCTTGATTATATTACTAAGAGGTATCGAACCATCTTCGTAATGCTCGTAGTTGTAGTACAGGTTTGCGCTGATGCTCATATCAACAAACTTCTGCAGCACAGCTACGATTTTTATTATAGCATTGTTATCTTGCATGTCAAATGCTAATGTGTAATATTTCCTACCTTTATGATAGTTCGGTACGACTTGTTTTAGCACACCGTTTTTTGCTTTTTTGTATGAAAGCAGTTTACGCACTGGCTCTATACCATTTGTGCTATTCTGTATAACTGAGCTGGACTCACACGGCATAATGGCAGATACTGTTGAATGTCTCAGTCCAAACTCTTTAATTCTAGCTCTAAGCCCTTCCCAGTCCATTGAATATTTAGGTTTAACAATCTCGTCTACAGTTTTTTTATACCAGTCTATTGGTAATTTACCGTTTGAGTATTTAGTTTCTGAAAACTTTTCGCAAGGGCCAAGCTCTTCAGCTAACTTGCAGGAAGTATTGAGAAGATGCCACTGTATCTTTTCCATTGTGTCGTGAATAAGTTTAGGAGCTGCCTTGTCGTCGTAACCCATCTTGTTTTTCGCCAGAAATCCAGCCAAGTTTGTTATCCCAATGCCGAGTGATCTTCTATTCTTAGTGAAGTTTTCTCCCGCTTTAACTGGGTAGTCTTGATAATCTATGACAGACTCTAGAGATTCTACTGCATTTCTACAGGCTGTCTCAATGTCTTTATCTGAGTTCAGCTCACACAGGTTTATCGCAGACAGTATACAGATCCCTATCTCTCCGTCTTCGTCTCCTATATCACTAATTGGCTTTGTGGGATGTATGATTTCTTGACAAAGATTACTCATGTATACAGGCACGTCCCAAGAGCCGTGCTGGTTACATGTGTCAATGTTCATCGAGTAAATCCTACCAGTCTCAAGTCTTTCACGCGCAAAAACTTCGGCTAATTTTCTAGCGCTAACTTTTTTCTTCATGGTGATGCTTCTTGAGTTTTCGTACTTTACGTATAGCTCCTCAAACTTCTTGTTGTTGCCAAAAGATTCGTATAAGCCAGTAGCTTCGTGTGGACTAAATAATGTTATATCTTCGTTCTTGATTAGTCTATCGTAAAACAACTTGCAAAACTGAATTGAATAGTCTAGCTTTCTAACTCTATTATCGTCAGTGCCAGCGTTATTCTTTAGAACTAAAACATCTTCAATTTCGTAGTGCCAAAAGGGTATATGGACGGTTGCCGAACCTCCTCTTAATCCATTTTGGGATGTTGCTTTAACAGATGACTCAAAAATCTTTAGGTAGGGAATGAGTCCGGTGTGAATAACTTCTCCACCTCTAATTGGAGAGTTGATAGGTCTAATCCTTCCTGCGTTAAGTCCAATTCCAGCCCTTCTAGCAGTATACTTTCCTACGGCATGTACGCTTGAAAAGATTCCGTCTAGGTCATCGTCCACGTCCACAAGAACGCATGAAGCGAACTGCTTAATAGTTGATCTAACGCCAGCCATGATTGGAGTAGGTAGATTGACTTTAAAAGTGGAATAAGCATCATACGCCTCCTTAACTCTAGCGATTTTATTTTTGTGATTGCCAAACAGACACAGTGCTATCATCATGTAAGCTATCTGCGGTGTTTCGTATATCTTGCCCGTTACTCTGTTTTTAATAAGATACTTGTCTACTAACTGCTGCAATCCAGAGTATGTAAACATGTCGTCTCTGTCGTGCTTGATATATTTTTCTAAACCTTCTACTTCTTCTTTACTCCAGTTGTCTATCATCTCATTGTCATAGATGCCGTTGTCACACATTATGCAGATGTGGTCATGCAAGTTTGGAGGAGTGCAAGATTTCCACACAACCTTGCGTAGGCTCATATTCAGCAGTCTAGCTGCTACATATTGATAGTTTGGCGCTGCCTCAGAAATTAGGTCGCTTGCGCTCTTAATTAGAATTTGATGTATTTCTTCTGTGGATATACCATCTCTCATTGAGAGATTCATATTCATTTCTATGTCGGATTCGGATACTCCATTAATATCTCTAGTAGCCCATTCAACAACTTTATGTATTTTTTCAACGTCATAATCGGCGGATTCGCCACTTCTTTTAACTACTTTCATGAATACTTCCTTGATGCTTATCTTGATTGCAAAAAAAAGGGGAGATGCAAGGGCGCGAATAGGCTAACCCTTATAACATCTCCCTCTTTACTTTTTTAAAAATTTATTCGCTGTCTTGGTCTTGGTTATTTTTTGCCCACTGAGTGGCTGTTCCAAGCAGCAGGGTGGCAATAGGTACAACCAAAGCTGTAGTGCTACCCCAATCAACGTTGGCAACTTGCGTGCCAAGATAAGTCAAGCCAGCGGCCAACGAAACGAACACTGTGTTCAGGCCGAGCTTCTTCAAATCCGCTCCGTTAAGTGAATATTTTTTAGAACCCATGATACTAACCTTCTTTCTAGCTAATGCTAATTAAAAAGCCTCCCTGCTCATTGTCATTTAACCTATAAGGATATCCAGTCATCCTTATGTCCTGTCCATCGGAGGTCTTTACTTCTTTACTAAATTTCCTGTTCATTTCTAAGCAGGAATTAAACTCTTGCAAGAATTCCTCTCGTTCATCTTCGTGAATATAAGTAAGCCAATCAAAGCCCTTTATATCCGTAAGTGATTGTCCGGTCATTTGGTAGAACGGTTCATTTGTCCAAACCAGCCTGCCCTTCTTATCAGTTTCAAACAGAGCTGTGTTGCTATAGTGCAAAGACGCTTTAGTTCTTTGTTCTATAATTTTTTGCCTGTTTTCTATTCTTCCACATGTGTCGTTGAGAGATACAACTGCATCCTTCAGACTGCTTCCACCGTTACATGTAATTTCTTTTTCTATGTTTTCAATAGAATGCACAACTTCGTCGTGCTTTTCTAAAAACTTCATAGCGGGTCTTAATACCTTCATCCATACGCCAGCTAAAAAACTAGCCAAAGTTCCTACCATCGTTACTAATAGTGTTATGTCTTCGGCTCCCACTTTATTTCTCCATTGTTCGGTGTGATGTAGAGAGAAAAGCCCCCAAAGCAAAAGTGCTAAGGGGGCATTTTAAAGCGGTTTAGCTTTCGTAGGTGTCTCTAGGCTTGTAAGTATTTGAGGTTGGGTTTTTACCACCAGCCATAAATCTTAAACCACCACCATAAGAACGTCCAACTCTTTGCTCTTCACTCTTAGTAGCGCTGTTAGCAAGAGAATCGCCTGAAGCTGAGTTGAAAGTAAGAGAATCGCCAGCGTTTGAACCTTTAGTTCTTGCTGGATTGATGTTCGTAGAAGGCGCAGCCAATACGTCGATCTCTGGGCTACTACCATTGCGTCTGGTTGTTACCATTTCCGCAATGCCATCTCTACCGTCAATACCTGCAAAGTCAGAGCCTTGGCTTTGTAGAACTGTGTTGGAAGCACCATTAATTGTGGTGGACACACCTCTAATAATAAACTGAGGATCTGAAGCTGTACGGCTTGCAGGACTAGGATTGAAAGCCAGAGTACCAGATGATAGCTGACCACCACGAGCAGTTCCAATACCAGTATTGTCTTTAGTGGCTCCGTCTGCAGTTGCATTGTTAAACGCAATCTTGGAACCATATTCGTCATCAGTGCTTACTGAGAAGTCTGATCTGACAAGACCTGAACTGATTGGACTGTCTGCTGTGTCTACTGTACCAGCGGCGAAAACTGCTCCACCGTTGTTTTTCTTTGTCTGTCCGGTGTAATCGCCGGAAGCGGCTTGTACTGCCATAATTTTTCTCCTTCAAGAAATAAAACAAAATATTAAAAAACTATTGGTTCCGCTTCCGTTATAAATCCTAAATGTCCTAACTAATTATACACTTATGAAAGCTTCCTGCGCAACACTTTTGCGGAATTTTTCAACTTTCTTCTCACAGTTTCTCTGTTCTTACCTCGCTTGTCTGAGATTTCTTTAATAGTGTGTCCTTTTGATCTATCCATCAACAGATCTGAGTCTGGGCACGATGAGATTACATCTAGAAGATCCAGCTCTTTAACTCTGGAACGATTGATCTCTTTTGGCGTAGGTCGTTCCACAGTTCTGGAACCAGACTTACTGCTTACGTCTTTAGACTTAAACTTAACCTCTCTTATACATTCTATTCTGACCCCGTTGAAGAGGTAGGTTGTAAATTTAGCAGCTTTATTCTTCTTGTGGTTGCATATTGACTTCCACAGAGCGTTTAGCTTGCATGTATATATTTCGTCTTCGTCTAATTGGCTATGAAATGTACTAGCCGCCTTATTCATTATGTTCTTGATGTCTTGGTCTTTCAATGCTTTTTCAATTTTTTCGTCAATAGTCATATTTACTCCTGTAAAAAATCTTCAATTTCTTTCCTCACATCTTTAAATTCAAACATCTTTCCAACGCCTAAGAAAAACCTGTATCTACTACAGACTCTTAAAACTTCTACGCCTTCTGTTTTGTTTAACACTTTAAAAACTGAGGGTGTTATGTCAAAATTAGTATGTCCTACCCAACAATCGAAGTTGGCTAGCATAGAAATGTCACTAATCATTTCTTCTGTAATTGTCACTGCTGGTTGCTGACTTAGCATTGCTTGCATTTCTTGTATATATTTTTCTTCTTCGTCTAGATCTTCATAGCTGCTTTCTGGTTGCTCAAAAGGCTGTTTGAATTCCTCTAGTAAGTTCTGCAGAAAAGGCGAGGTAACCTGACTCTCTATAACGTCTTCGTACTTCTGCCAACCTATTTTTCTACTGCTAGACATCGTTATCTCCCTACATCATATCTGAAGGTTTAATCATTGGCTCCTCTTCATTGCTTTCCTCGTCCTCACTTACTATTTCCTCTTCTGTTGTTCTATTCGCAACTCTCAGCATTGCCAGCTTGGTTGCTATACCTATGAACTTTTCCGGAACCCCGTTTTCTTCAAGTCCATCCCTAACTAATTCTAGGGTGACATTCATCGCTTGTCCACTGTCTAAGACACAAAGCATGTCTGCTAGACTTTCTATTGTTTGGTCAAGATAATCTTTAATATGTATGTCTATCTTCGGGTTTTTTTCGCCCTCTTCTATGTAGTAAGTTATTGCTACTACAGAGTTATCTTCTACAGTCTTTGTGGATTCGATCTCTTGAGGTATTTTTTTAAAAAATTTAAACATTGACGACTTCCATTATTTTCTTAGCGGAGTTTTTCCAAGAGAACGCCTTTGCTGTCTCAACCCCGTTTGGATTATCCGTTATCTTTTCTTCATAAATCTTCTTCATGAGAGACGATAACATGTCTATTTCTTTATGAGTTATCTTTGCCCAGTTTCCAGAGGAGCCAGTAAAAAACTTATTATCACTTGCTACCTCTACATCTTCTATCGGAATCAAAAACGAGTTTTCTTTAGTGCAAAATTCAGTATGAGCTGAATAATCAGTAGTAATTACTGGCTTGTTACACGCCATCATTTCTAACAGCTCTAAATTCCAGCCTTCAGCTCTAGCTGGAAAGACTCCACAAGTAGCTTTAGCCATAATATTATACACTTCCTGCTGTGTGTCAACCCTATTGATAATCTTTATCTTATCCCCTAATTTTGAGCCTAAATACAGATCTCGCCAAGCTTTTTCCTCTTCTTCTGTATTAAAAGGGTTTTCGCACATCATCCATAGCTCAACGTTGTCAGATTGGTTGAACGCCTTGTTAAATGATTCTACAATGAAATCGTGACCTTTTCTTTTTTCCCACTTACCACAGTTAAAGAATATTGTACCATCATTATCTCCATTGTCAACTGATTTCTCGAATATTTTCTTATCTACACCTAGTGGTATCACATGTACATTCTCTTCACTTATGTTGATATTGCTGAGTATCACCTGCTTTGCCCAGTTAGAGCAGACAAGTATTTTGTCTAGGCTATTAAGATGATGTACCTCTGCATCGTTAAATTTATCCAGCTCAAAGATAGGAAATCCTATCCTAGCTCCACGACCAACCCACTGAGACATGTCGTGCTGATGCCAAATTCTAATGCAGTCTCCATCAAAGTTTGGAACTCTAGCGTTGGACATCATATCTATAATCCTAGATTGGTCGTTAGCACTTGTTACTTGAGGTTGACCGATAGGGAACAGGGAAACTTTAACAAGATTGTCTAGCTCCTTGCATATGTTCAAACCTGCTATTCCATAGCCTAACTGGTTTATTGGTGATATAATATTTAACATAAATCCTTCCTTCAACTGGCCAGCAGCAAAATCCTTGACTCGCGTAGTTTTGCGAGGACAGAGCTACTGTATTTCTAACGAATATTCTGTTGGTGAATAAAGAGCTATCATACTGGGGTTCAAAAAAATCTTATGACCATCGTCCCGCATTAGCTTATGGATGTAAGAGTGTTCATTATTAACAGTTCCGTCTTCGTTTTCAGACGCGCCGTATCTATAATTGAGTAACTGTGGCTTATAAATTCCTATGCCGTTAAAGTTTGAAAAGACTTCAACTGGCTCCTCGCCCCTGTCAAATTCGTACATGTTGACAACTTCGCTAAACAAAGGATTTTCGTTTCCGTGATCCCTGTAAGCCCAAGTGTCAAAGAATAATCTTTGGTAGGCTCCATAGATTTTATCTTGCCCTTTGTCTACCTCCACATGTCTATAAATAATTCCATTGCCGGTCATCGCAGACCATTCAATATCTTGATAAGAGAGACTGTGCAGTATTCCGTCATAAGACCAGCCTCCATCTAAATCTATGTCTATGCAAATGATGTAATCATATTTCTGCATATCTATGTGATCTAAACATTTGTTTCTTAGCGAACCCAAATACTCTGCCCTAGCAACATCTCTGGTTCTTTCAAATGCTTCCTGACCGTCTTCAAACTGTATCAGCTCTAGCCAGTCTTTCTCGTCTGCGTATTTTTTAATTAATTCAGATGTGTTGTCAGTTGAGTCATTTTCAAGTAGTAAGACATCGCAGTTCTTAAACAGGGAGGCTGTATGCTCAAGTCTAGCAATGCTGTGATGTATAATTGGCTCGATGTTTCTGCATATGCCAGTAATCATTACAGATGAACTTCTGGCAACCTCAAAACCTTTTACTATTCTTGAGTAATATTTTTGAGGCTCATAAGGTGGGTATAAGGACTCTGGAAATCTTTTATAAAGGTAGCTTTTCATTTTAGTAGCCTCATGTTGAACACATCTAGCACTGGCCTTTTCGACAGCCTGTTAATTTCTAACGCCTGCATTGCATCACTCTCAATGAATAGTCTTGCCCCTCTATCTTCCATGTACTTCAGAGCTTTCCAAGTTCCGAACCCTATTTGCTCTCTCTCTTCTCTGGTTTCTGCTGGCATCATGCACAATTCCCCGTATTGCACGCCGTTCCTCTTTAACCATTGTACGGTTTGTTTTCTGTATCGCTCAAGTCTAGCTGTGACTATTTTTCTTACTTTGAACTTAGGTAGATAGAGTGGCTTTGCGTTAGCCAAGAACTCTGCATATCTTTTTTCGTCTGAATCCTCACATGGGCAATCTTCGCATATTACACCATCCATATCAAATAAGAAATGCTCTGACACGATGTCTCTACCCACATTCCATTCAAAGGTGTGAAAGAACGTGTAAAATATTTCCTTGTATGTATCAAGAGCTTTGCTCTGGTCTTTACTGCAATATAAAGCACCAAATTTAATATCTTTAGAAACTAACTTCCTTGCGTTTTTGATTGTTGTTCCACTCCAAGATGTGTCATCAACAACTAATATCCTATTCTTATTTTTAGCACTATGGTTTATTGGTCTTGAGTGTTTTAATCTAAAGAAGTCTTCAGTCCCGCTGACTAAATTTTCAAATGGCACATAGGGGATATTAAGATAGTGTGCTATTACACCCCCGATGAAAACTCCCGACCTCGGAAGCCCTGACACATGTGTAATACCTCTTAAATCTTCGCACCAATCTTTTATGTCTCTTACTGAGTCTGCATAAGATTTGAATACAACAGAGTCATCACTCAGTATATCGTCTGTGTCGTTGACGCTAAACAAAGCCTCGTATGTGCCTTCGCCTGTCACCATGTCAAGGTTGTCTGTAGAAGATGCGACCAAGTGTTTAAATTTACTTAGCTTAACAATAGAGAAGACATTATTCTTTGTCTCGTCCATATATGGTCTTCCGACAACATAGATGTTATCAGAAATTTCAGATAGCTTGTTGAGAGTAGAAACCAATTCTCTCGCAGATGTAAAATGTTGCAACGAGAAGAAGCAGAAGATAATATCAATCTTCTCTGTTATTTCATCTAGGTCTTTGATAAAGTTCACGCCATTTACAAAATCATGATCTCTCATCTGTAAACATCTGTCTACGACATTTGGTAGATCGTATGCGTATACTTTTTTAGCTACAGATTTGAAGTATGGTAGGTTTCTACCAACCCCACACCCAAAGTCTAGCACTGAGTCAAAAGACCTGTTCACAAGAGTTGGTTTAGACACTGGTAGTGTTTCTAAGCTACCATGACCTGAGCAAAACAGGTTTATGTATGTAGCGTCATTTTTAACTCTCTTTGCGATTTCATTCCAATTAACCACCAATTTGCTCCAAAATAAATTGTTCTACAGATGTAATATCTTTTTTATTTAAATAATTAGACACGATACTTGCAGCATCTCTCTTTGACCAACCCAAAGACATTAAAGCCTGAATACAATCATCATATAGATGGTGCTGTTTCGCACTCGGCTTCCTAACCTTTTTAGGTTTAGGTGCAGGTTGAATGACTGGTGGAGGTACAACTATAACTTCCTCTTCTGGTTCTGATTGGAACCAAGCGAAGGCTCCTGCGTCACCTGTCTCTTCGTAAGCGGCAAACGCCATAGCGTCGTTGTCAAATGACTCTTCATGTTCTTCGTAGTATACATATTCTACCTTCTTTGAGAATAGAGGTCTAATCATCAAAGTGTAAAGAATGGCACAAAACAATACTATGCCTGCCATCTCTGCTATCGCATTTTCAAATTCTGTTGCTGGAACCATGTTAATTCATTCTGCATTTTGGGCTTTGTCTGTTTGGGTCTGCTAAGCCACTGTCTAGTCTATTGGCAAAGGTAACGTATTTTCCACGATCATCTTCGCACACGACCTTGCCATCCTCAAGTTCTTCAACAACCATCTCGGCGTGAGAGCCAAACCAGCTTTTGGTTGTTATGTTTGTTCCTGTTACATGTCGTCTTGTTGTTTTAGCCATATCAATATTCCTCAAATTAAATTTCAAAAAAAGTAGCCCATTTAAGGCTGGGCTAGACCTGTTTGAGACTAGAACGGCGCTTCCGCAGGGGTGCTAGAAGCAACATCTGTTGCACCCTTCTTTTGGGGGCCGAGTGAAATCTCGTCTGCCATCACGCAGACTGAGTTTCTCGGGTTTCCATTCTTATCCTCATACTCATCCACCTTCACCTTACCCTGAACGGATACTAACCGTCCTTTGACTAGGTGTTCTGTTAGGCTTTCGGCCATCTTGCCAAAGCACAGAACATTAAGGAAAAGAGTGTCATCATTTCTCCTATCGTTTACTGCTAGGCGGAACTTCGACATAGAGGTTCCCTTTTTTGTGGTGGTCTGTTCAGCGTTTGCTGTAAGGCGACCACACCCTACCCATAAATTAACATTCATACTATTAGATCTCCAATGCTGATCGAATTCTTCCTCGTACTACTTGACTATGACCACGATTTGAGTGGTTAGTCGATGCTTGATAAAGGTTCTCGGTGAAAGTCTTTGTAAGACCTAGAGCTTTCCCAGCGCGCAAAGTTTCACGCTTGTTAGAGCCATAAGTCCCAAGTCCGTTTCGATGTGCAACCGCTGTTACTGGGTTGAATCTAACGCCCTTAGCCTTTCCTCTCCTACCTTGTCCAATGATCTGGTTTGAGCCATCTACCCCAAAGCCGTAGCTCTGTGGAAGGTCTGACAACTGATCATAAAATTCGCCTTGATTACTTACCATTACTAATCCTCCTATTGATCTGTGGCTACTTCACCACTTTCAACATTATTAACAGACTCAAGCTCTGCAACACCCTGTTGCAAATAGTCACTCAGCATCTGTATGTCTTTGTCTATCTGTTCTTTCTGACCCTCAAGGTCTTGAATTTGTTGCTGCACGTTCCTCAAGTGCGCTTCGGCCATCTCTTGTATCTTAGCCATATTGTAAACTCCTATTTGTTTAAAAAAATATACTCTTCACAGGTTTTCGGGTCATAGTCACCCCACCTGCGGTTGTTCTTGGATAAGGGTTCCAGAATCTCTACTAAAACAAACTCTCGTTATGACCCACCAAGTTGCTCCTCAGCAGTGCTTGGTTTTTTAGTAGGTTTTCTGTACGGCAAGGATTGTGAATCCATCAGGGTCGGGACTTAAAAAGTCTTGCACGAGTTTGGTTACTCGTTGGCCTGAACCTTACAAACATTTGGTTTGATCTGGTATGTTTTTTTGGTCACTTGGTTATAGGTGAAAACCTGAGTCAATCTCTAATTGCTGGTTATCTTCGCAGATAAAACTCCGATGCCCTTTTTCAGTCAACCAAAAACGCTAAACCGAACTTCCACATACTACATTATAGCATAATAAGGCATCTGTCGCAACTTATTTTTTATAATTTTTCCATTTTTGACAGAGGAATAATATAGTTAAGCGGAAGTCTAGCACCATACCGCTTTTTTATTTTAACTTTGTCAAACTGCTCTCTTGAAATCCTACCCAGAACTTCTATCTCATTATTTTTTAAATTAAACCTAGTAAGCACATACAGCTCTGGCGGCTTACGTCTCTCGTACTCCTTTACAGTGATTTTCAGCTCAGGCTCACCGGCTCCCATGTATGTTATAGTTTTTACTTCGACACCTTCAAAGTCCTGCCCGTCATCCCTAACTGAATAGATGTTTTCATCTACCTTCTCTCCCGTTACAAGCGAGTAGCCAAGCTCTCCGATCACGCCCAAGAAGTGAGCCATGTATTGTTTATCGACCTTAAACTTCTCAGACATCACCCCTTTACTATCATTCATAAATCTTTCGGTATCTTTATTTCTGAAAGAAGAATGTTTAGCATCATGCCTTTGCATAGCTAGACCAAGAGCATAGTTAAGCTGTTTTTTATTTAGTTTGAATTTCATATTAAATCCTCCAATTAACTGGCTCACCGGCTTTTCCTTGACTCGCCTGTTTTAGGCAAGACACCGCTAAGTTATTGATGTTTTTTCCACTCGTACCATAAAAGACCAGCATTTGCAAGTCCGTAAGCAAACCACATCAACGCATGTGGATAATCGTCATCTTTAATGCACGAAACGCATGTTAGCAGATATAAAATACAAGTCGCTGATATTGTATAAATAGCCATTTAGTATTCCTTACTATTTTAAGTAGACTTGGTAGGACTCGAACCCACGACAAAGGGATTATGAGTCCCCTGCTCTAACCAACTGAGCTACAAGTCCGTAGCGACCTTGACGGGACTCGAACCCGTAACCACCGGATCGACAGTCCGGTACTCTAACCTATTGAGCTACAAGGCCATGTAAAAAAGTTTTCGTAGGTATATATTGATAAGTACCGACGTTATCTTACTTACCAAGTATAACATAATTATTGTCGTTGTCAAGTAAAAACTTTAAAAAAAGTGACCTCTAGGGGAATCGAACCCCTATTGCCAGCGTGAGAAGCTGGAGTCCTAACCGTTAGACGAAGAGGCCGAGTTGGGGTGTTAGTTCAGGATGTTTCATGCACTATCATAAAACAAAAAACCCAACTCATTTATAAAAACCGCCCTTATCCATATTATCCAGTTTCGGCTTGAGCGTATGTTTGTAATAGAACTTAAATTGCTTGTATATAGCTTTAACCTCAGACATCGCCTCTTCTTCGGTTATCTTGCCACCCTGTTCTAAATCGCAAACAATAGACATATGTATATTAAAAGCCTTGAATGGATCACGATAGACATCAAAATTTATTTCATCCATTACAAAATCCTATTTTATTCTTTACTACCTTATCTGACTGAACTTCTATAAAATCCTCTGAACTAAACCAATCCCTAGCTCTTGACTCCCCAGACCACCAAGCGCACTCATATTGGACTATATCCCCCTGATGCAACGCAACAGTTATGATCTTTGCTTCTACGTCCTCCGACAGCTTGACCCAAGTGCCAGTCTTATATACTTCAAGTGTTTTCATTGCCATTTTTCAACTCCTTAATACGCTTTTTCAACCTTACAATAGTATCCTCAAGTTCTCTTTGTGTTTTCTTTTGCTGATTATATCTGAACTCCCACTTTCTTTCAGCACTTGCTAATTTTAAGTCATACTCATTCCTTACTTTCATAGAATGATAAAAATCTTCATCTGGCATTACTTTCTCCTATTCCATTTATTTCTAGCTTCTACCCAATCATCAGCAGAGCCACTCGCCCCACCACAATCATCACACTCATACCAGTAAAGACCTATACTTTCCAACGCTTCTGCTTGTGGCTGATCACCACAAAATGGACACGGCAACAATGTATTTTCCGTGAACTCCACTACGTCTATGTCGTGTTCGCCACATTTGATGCACCATATTGGTTTGTTATCTACATCTACGATACGATTGCAACATTTTATTAAATACTTCATCTGTTATCCAAACATATATTAAAAAGATTATAATAGAAGGTAAAGCTGGGAATTGCATAGTAAGTAGAAGAGCGAGTACAAATATGTCACGGATTCCGAAAATAGGTATTTTACGCCCTTCCATAGTCATCCTCAATACGGATAATATCATTTTCCTGACACTCTCCGGTCTGAACTTCTACAAAAATAAGTGGACTATCTTGTTCATTTGTTATCCTATGTACTTCAAGTTTCCCTATGTTTACTGTGTCTCCCTCCTCTAAGAGCCACTGACTAGCCCCAACTTGTACCATACCTTTTCCTTGAATAACTTTCCACCACTCACTCCTGTACTTATGCAGTTGCAAGCTAAGTCTGCTACTAGGATTAACAGTTATCTTTTTTATTTTAACATTCGGCTCATCTAAAAGAATCTTAAAATTTCCCCACTCCCTAGTCTCTTCAATATCATCTCCAGAGTGACCTGTTTCGGGTAGCAAGTATACTAAGTCTTCTTTATCTACTTCTTCAAGGATGGGGGATAGCCTACCACATTGCCGACAGTGAGTGTCTTCAAATCTTTCAGATACTATATATCCACAGCACTGATATTTATATTGCTTCATCATTAGTTCTTTTCCTTAAATATTGAAAGAGGTCTACCCTCGCCTCTTCTTCACTCTTAAAGTAACCTATTTTTTGTTCCCAGTGATAATCATAATAGAACCAGCCTTTTGTATATTCGTAACCAACTCTATCATATCCTGCTTCATTGTTATTATCGTGTGGGTGGCCTTGAAACTTCCTCACCCTACTATCCAATCGCTCCACTTTTTCACCTTTATGATTTACCTCTATAAAGCCACACCCTTCGCACAGCACATTTGCTAACATTCCGTTATTGTAATCTTGTTCACTTATTATACCATTGAAGTCGCTTATGTCAACCCCAAAAAATTCAAAACAACAACTTTTACAGAAGTCAGCCATTACGTCATCCTTTTTCTATCAAAGAAGAACCACCTCTTATGATGCTCAACTTCTTCTTCACATGAATTAACATACCCCAAATACCTTATTAGGCTCTCTATATCTCCAAATATATGCTGGTGTGGCAACATGAAGTACAACCAGTTTGGCGCACTCTTCTTCCCCTGCTGACACCATATTAATACAGGCTTCTTTTGACTGTTAGCGACAGCTATTTCTTCATAAGTTCCACACGCATGAACATCTATATCTATGCTTGCTATTATAAAGTCCGATATATCAACACATCTAAGGTCTAAAGTTCTTATGACACCGTACTTCTTTCTTATATCGGAATAAAGCTGCTTCTCCTTTAATCTTTCTATCTCTTTTCTAGTATTTGCATCCTCGATACCAACCTCTACTGGCTTATCACATGGATTCAAAACAACTACGCCCATGTCACTAAGTGTCGGAGTTATAGTCTGTCTCCAACCAACTCCACCATCAGGAACTCTATCCATAGCACCAGCTAAGTAAGTTCTCATACCTTTTAGTCTATTCATCCTTTTACCTCCATCACTCACTGACCAGCAACCAAAACCTATGATCCACGCGGTTTAGCTATTACAAAACCTTGCCAGATCTTCCAGCGTTTAACAAAAACTGCTCAACTTCTAAATAACCTTTAACCCAAAACGAATGAAATATATCTAACTTACTGTATATCGAGTAGTCGTTTCCACCTTCTTGGCAACTGTCGCCATAAAAGAAAACCTCACCCTCCATATCATTTAACACTTGAGACTTATCTTTCCCTTTTGGATATACATCAATACTTATTTGACCACCAATAGCAAATTCAATATCTGGGTAATCTTGAGACAATCTCTCTACAATAGATTCCCTTTCTCGCCATTGTTGATCCCATTCTTGGTAATATTTCCTCTGCTCCAACGTGCAGTCTCTACCTATTGTAGTCATATTCACCATGCCAACGCGCTCTTCTATATTGTTTTCGGCTGTTCCGTTCCAAACACTTTTTCTTATTTCATTTTTCATCGAGATTCTTAGAGAGTCACTCATTTTCCAGTCACTCTTCTTTACTAGCTCGCCGCCCACATAAAGTTCATTTCCACATGATTGGTAACTTCCGTCAACTAATTCCCAAAGCTCTAATCCAATTTGTTCTATTGTTTTATCTTTGTCTGACCCAGTAAGTAAGAACACTTTGTTATTATCTAGCTGCGCAAGCTCTACCCAGAGAGTAAAACGCTTTCTAAATTCAGGGTTGATGCAAGCTCTCGGCTCAGTCAGTGTCCCGTCCACATCAAATATATAATTACTCATAGTCATTCCCGTCTACATAAATTGGAGTAAACTCCCCGACATATGCGTTGAAGGTATTGTAGTCTAACCACTCAAGTGCCTCATCATAATCAACCGCTAATTCTTTCGCGCACACTTCCACCATCTTAGGGACAGAATATACCACCCTTCCTGCATCACCGCCACAAGCAATGCCAATAATACAAGAATCGTAACCATTGGCAAGCAAAGAATCAGGGCAATAATCTCTGAGATAGTCCAAGAGTGCTTTCTGCTTTTCATTTTCCATGTCCCTTAAATCCTTTTTTCCACGTTCTTTTATCTTTATCCCACCACTTGCGATACTTCTCTACTATAGCCTTAGTCTTTTCATTTATGATTTTGATGTGTTCTCGAAACTCTTGCAGTTCCTTCTCATCAGCTTTGGGCTTGTTAAACTTTTTCTTTTTTGGTGGCACGGCGTTTATAAACCTTCTGTTCTTCTCTGTATAGTAAGTAAAATGCTAGTCCTGCAACGGTGAGTTCAATCCCCCACGCTGTTAGCCCTGCGTATAATGCTTCCATAAAAAACTCCTTTTATTTGTGTCATTATATTATAGTCCACAACCCATGCAGGACACATATTTATTGTTTAATTTTATTCTTCTCGACCCCTTTTTTCATATTCCCATATCAGGTTTGATAACATGCTTCTAGTTATTGTTTTGCCTTTTCCCGCTTCTTCATTGAGTTTTCCAGCTAACCATTTTAACATGTCATTGTCTATTGTTATGCTCCTAAGCATGTATGCTCCCTCCACCATAGTGGTTCTTCACGGTCAGTCCATACGCACTTGAAGCTACTACGTTTATCTACATTATAAAAGTGTCTGTATGCGGATACACTACATTCTTCCTTGAACTCGTCTGGCATACACTGAGGCATCTTAGTCATCTCTGCATCTGGAATGTCTGGCGTGTTATCTGCACACCACTCTATCAATGATTGACTAGCGTGTACCTTGCCGTAGCGATGCGTATATTCTTCGCACAAAGCTAGGGCGTGGATAATCATCCACTCGTAGTTCGCTGTGGTGGTACGCACCCATATGGTTGATGGGTGGTTAAGGTGAGCCTGCTTGTAGAACTTTTCTGGACGATCTGCGTCTGTAGGACAGGCGTGATGTGCTGTACATAACATCTGCGCTGACTCAAGGATCATCTTGACTACATGCTTGTCGCACTGTGATTGTGCTGACTCTACGGGACATTCTGATAG